TTTGGTGTGTCAGCTGGCGGATAAGGAGCGTTCCATTGATTGGCCAGTGGCGGCGCGGGCGCCAATGTGATAACTGGTACAGGTGTATTTGCATTGGCTGCGCTGGCGGCCACGAGTCCTGCTTGAGCATATGTTTGTCCAGGCACATAAGGCTTTCCTGTAGCAAGATTGTGTTTATGTCTAAAGTCCGGAAACAATTGACGATTGACTGATTTCTTTAGTGCTTTACTTACGCTTTGAATACGTTTCTTGAAAGATGCCAAGGAATTACCTGGTATGTCTGTCATCTTCCCGCCGTGTTTTGCAATGCTACCAAGAATACTTTTAGGATTATATCCGCCGCCAAGACTAAGGCCGCCTTTGCCATCTAAACATATAGAAGGCTTGGACAATCTGCCAAGATCATTTAAAATTGCATTCATTTCTGCAAACTCTGCGTCAATGATTTGTCCAAGTACGTTTGGAATTGCAGGCGCTTTCATTGGAATGGCGCACATGCCATTGAGTGCTAACAAGCTTTGGACTTCAGCAATGGCAGCATTCACTCTTCCAAGTGCTTCTTTAATGCCCAATGATTCTTCGGCGGCCTTTAATTGGTCTTTTAGTTCTTTAAGATCATCTTTTAGGTCAGCCAAGGAAGGTATGCCGTCGGTATTTTCTTGTATCAACTTATCAATGTCTAAGTTAACACAAAGCAAAGGACCTTTAAGCATATTATTGAGTCCACCAAACAGTAGCGCACATATAATATCTTTAAGGGGTTTGTTTAGAATGCCTTTGGTTGCAATACTGACGCCGGGGATAACTGGGATATTTGCCATAGTAGTTTACTTATGCCCACTTCAAGTCAGCTGGCAGGCTGGCGCCACTACGACCTCCACCATTTTGGTAAGGTGCTTTTCCATTTCTTGTTGCCAGTACTGCAACACTTGCACTGCTTCGGCCACCGTGGGCCACATGCACCCATCGGCCTTCAAAGATAACTTGACTAAATGGTAAGCTTGACGCACCAATCCATTTGAATAACTTCTTGGCGTTTTCTACAGCATCTCCACTGAGCAATTGAATATCAGCGGCGCATGCAAAAGTATGATCACTGGTATTACTTCCACCAATGGTGGCATTATATGCAGGGGAACGGTACCCAGATGAAAGCGATATTGCAAACCCTGCATCTCGAATTGGATCTAATATATTTTTGCACAGCTTTTGCCAATTACAAGCAATTTGTGCGGCTGTTTGGCCGCCGTTTGGTGCAGGCTTGTATTTCATATGTGCAAATTTATAGTATTTGCTACATGCTGTGTCCCACATTGCGTCAGTGTATGTACTGCAATCTGTTGGATCAGGAGGTGCAGGCTCTTCACCCGGTGGTGTTGGTGGCTGTGTTGTTTCACCTACGTCTCCCCCACCTTGGGTAGCACGTTGATCTTCTGCCGCGGCCGCATGCCCTTCAGCATTGTCTTCATAGTAGACAATGCCGCTGGGTGTTACTTTTCTCGCGCCATTTTTTGTTGGTTTTACACTGCACATATTGAAATCTCCCAGCTATTTATGGGAGATTTAAAATTTGCGCTGCTGTTAATTATTTACAACATCGCCTTTGTTGTCAATCGTAATTATTTCTACTGTTGCGCCGTCTCGGATAACTGTTTCCACTTTCCATTCTTGTCCAGGGATGCCAGGATTTATTCCTCGAATTATGGTCACTCCGAGATCGTACTCAACAAAGCTACAAATGTGTCCACAATACTGTGTGGCACATTGTAAAGTATCTTCGGTTAGCAGTCCTGTAGCTATAGTATAACTGCCGCGTTCCTGTGCGATCAGTTGTCCACGGTGGCCGCCAATTAGCAATGGGCCAACGTTATAGCCAGCAAAGCTAAAACCATTAAAAACCAAATTATAACCAAATTCAAGCGCAAGTTCTTGTTCTACACTGGTAACTGGATTCATTAGCCTTTGATGGGCCTGCTCTGACGTGATCGCTCCCAATTCTGGATCTTGTGCGTGTATTGCGAAAAGAGCTAACTGAGCTTCTTTCCTGGCCTGGCTTATTTTTAATACCCATGGCGGCATATTTGTTTCAAATTCTGCCAACTGCTCTCCGCCTTGAGCAACTTGTTCATCGGTTAATTCAGGCATTGTTGCCTCCATAAGGTAATCCAGGCCAAGTAGGGAATCGTTTTTTCATAGCTGGTGAGTTTAAAATCTTATCTTGATAATTCATAGATAAAGCAAGACCGTCTTGATTGGTAAGAGCAAACTCACCAGTTGGTGCTACTTCATTAGTTGATGCTGTTGCTATTGACGCTGTAGTTGATCCGCTGTTATCAGCACCGTAAGGTAAGTTAGGATATTTCGCAGTTGCATTGACATCAAATACCGCTGACACTACTGCTCTGCTCATTGCTACGGCTGCTGCCTTTGCAGTTTCACTACTGATATTTGGGCCCAGGGCAATAATTTCACCAGGTGTTAATTCATCTGTGACATTATTGCCACCACCTGCACTAGCACCTGCACCTGCACCATTAGCACTTACGCTGGCGCCATCATTATAAAATACATTTGGACTACCTGCTGCTCTACCATGTCCGCATGTGTCAGCATCGCCTTGCCTATTAACAGGGATACCACCAATGAACACTGTAGAGCTACCGTTTGTTGTATTTGGGCTACTGTGTTCCCCTGTACCGTGTCCTTCAACTTCACTGCCGTCAATTGATGCCAATAGATTATTAATATAAACTGTGCCTTGAGCAATACTTATTATTGCTGCGCCGGCATCGTTTACATCATTAAGTCTATGGGCAGAAGGCATTACAGTCTAAATCCCGCTGGAGCAACTTGGATGCCGCTCATTGCTGAACTGTACTGATCAGCCAGCTCTTTGTCTGTGTTTGCCATGCATACTACCAAGGCCTTATTAATTTTAAGATTGCGGGTGGCAGCTGGAGTCACTGTCATCAAGTATGGAGTCAATGCAGGACCTCCTTTGGGACCAACGCTTAGTGTAACTGGACGATCAATGGTGTATGATAGATTATCATCATCTTTGTAAGTGCCAATGAGTTCTTCGCCTGAACTCATTTTCAGCGTGACTACATCGCCATCTTTTTTAATATCAAGTAACATGTTTTTCCTTTAGAAAGTTATTTATCTTTGCACTATTGCCAACGTACTCGCCTTGGTACCAAAATTGCGGCACACTGTTTGGATTGCGTCCGAGTCGGTGTTCCCAAACTTTGAACGCATGTTGCATATTATCATCGTCTAATTTAATTATGTCGAACTGTATGCCCGCTTGCTCCAATTTATCACGTGCAATACAACATGCATCGCAGTGGTCCATTACGTATAGTTCACTGAAACTCATAGCGATGGTAATGCATCATATTCAATTGAATCTCCCATAACGCCAATGACATAGTTAGTCGATTCATTTTCTTGCAATGCAGTTTGCTTTTTACTGGTATCAACGTGTTTGTTAAACCAAGGGATAGGAGTACTCTTAGGTGCAGGACTTTGATACTTGATACCAATATCTTTTAGCGCACCAACTGCTGTGTAGTCAACAAAGTCACGTAGAATATTTGCATTAAGACCAATCACCGGGCCTTTCTTAAACAAGTAGTCTGCCCAAGCTTTTTCTTCGCAAATAACATCCAAATATAATGCATATACTTCAGCTTCACATTCCTGTTTGATTTTTGCAAAGCGTGGATCTTCTTTGATAACTTGATTGATCAAGTACGCTGTCCAGCCCTTGTGTAACAACTCATCCTGTAGAATTAAACTGATGATGTTGCCATTGCCCATGAAGATCTTGTTCTCCACCATGGCAAGACTTGTGGCAAACGATACCATGAAACGGAACGCCTCCAATGCATAGCTAGCATGTAGTGCTAGCCAAATTGCTTTAATATGGTCATGCTCTGATACGTCCTGTCCAAGTTGTTTCTTGCAATTAATAATGTGCAGGGCTTCGTAGTAATTGCCAACACTACTGGCCATGTCTACAATTTCTTTAGTGTCGTGGATGGTGTTGAACACATCTTTTGGCACGTTGTAAATGTTACGGATGATATGGCTATAACTCTTTGAGTGGATGTTTGTTTCAAAAAATGTCCAATTATACACTAGTGCTTCTAGCTCAGGCAAACTTACCACTGGCGCAAATACTTGACTCGGGCCACGGCCTTGTAAACTATCTAATGCCGTCTGACGTAGCAAGTTACTGGTGAAGATATGTTTGACTGCATCGCTCGCATCTTTAAAGTCATTGCTATCTTTTGTTAAACTAATTTCTTCAGGTTGCCAAAAGAAACCACGTGCTGTAGTTTCAAAGTCTGCAATCTTTTTATATTTTACTTCTTCAAATCGTTGAATGGTCACTGGGCCGTCTGGATCCAAGAACATTTTACGATTTAAATAATCTGTTTTAGTGTTTAAGTTATATTGTGCTTTACTCATAATTTACATGCCTCGCAATCTTCTTCGTCATCAAAGTTAATAGGTTCAAGCATAGTAGGAGCATCTTCAGCTTCTTGTTTACTTCCAGCTTTGTTAATCAGGCTGTAGTAAAAGGTTTTCAATCCCCACATATGTGATTGCATTAAATTCTTAGCAATCAATGTTGTTGGCACTTTGCGATCTGCAAAGTGTGCTGGATTATAAAACGTATTAGTACTAATGCTTTGATCAACATATGCAGCAATGACAGCCGCAGTTTTCAAATAACCATCACAGTCTTTTTGTTCCCACATTAACTGATACTTGTTTTTAAGTTTGTGGTACTCAGGTACAACTTGCACAAACGATCCTGCTTTGCTTTCTTTGACACTGATCAAGCTCATTGGCATTTCAATACCATTGGTACTGTTAATAACAACACTACTAGACTCTACTGGAGCAACTGCACCGTTGGTAGCATTGCGTACACCATGTACTAACATTTCTTTACGTAAGGTTTCCCAGTCTAATTCTGGGGCAAAGTCTGTAAGTTCGTTCACGCCCTTGGCACGTAGTTCCCAGGGAAACTTACCTTGTCCATAGCGAGTATGATCGCTGCCTTCACACTTGCCACGTTCCTTGGCCAGTTCAACAGACGCTTCGGTTAGATAGAATGTTTGATGTTCCATCCAAGTCTTGACTTCAGCAAGAGAATCTTTTTCACCGTACTTGAGACTGCGCTTGGCGTGCCAATAGGCCAAATTGGTAATGCCGATGCCCAGTGGTCGGATCTCGTCATTGCTTAGTTTACTCTGAATACTTAGAAAGTCTTGATAATCCAATATGTTATTAAGGCTACGATGCAATATGCGACAAGCACGGCGCATATCCTCAGGATTGCGGAAGGCACCCCAGTTAATGGACCCAAGGGTGCAAAGAGCAATTCTGCCCTCTGGATCGTCGAGC